TCGACAAAGAGGGCCTGCTGCCGTTCCTGACCCGCGGCGATCTCGACCAGGATATCGCCGACGCGCTCTGGCGTATCGGCATGGATCGTCCGCTGGATGGCCTGAGCAAGGAGGCCGTGTCGATCGCCAAGATCATGCAGAAATACCAGGAGACGGCCAGGATCGACGCGAACCGCGCGGGCGCCTTCATTCGCAAGCTGCCCGGCTACGTGGTGCGCCAGTCCCACGACCCGTACAAGATTCAGCGCGCCGGTTTCCAGTAATGTCGCGACGAGATCCTGCCGCTGTTGGACGAACGCACCTTCGAGGCGGGCTCAGACGTGGATGGCTTCCTGCTGGCCACCTACAACAATCTGGTCTCTGGTGTGCACCTGAAAGCTACCACGCCAGAACCGACAGGCTTTAAAGGTCCGCGCAACCTGGCCAAGAAGGTCAGCGCCGAGCGCGTGCTGCACTTCAAGGACGGCGTTGCGTGGAACCGGTACAACAAGGTCTACGGCACCGGCTCGCTGCGCGAAGCATTCCTTGGTGGCCTCGACCGCTCGGGTGACAGCACCGGCCTGATGCGTCGCCTGGGCACCAACCCTGAAAGCAACTGGAGCGCCGCGCTCGACGAGCTGCAGCTTGATCTGAAGAATGACCCGGAAGGCCTGCGCAAATTCCAGCAGGATCGCAACGGGCTGCTCAAGACACGCTTCTCGGAAATCGACGGCACGTCCCGCATGGCTGTCAACCATGTTGGCGCCCGTGTGGCATCCAACCTGCGCGCCTGGCAGTCCATGGCCAAGCTGGGTGGCGCCGTGATCTCGGCGGTGACGGACCTTCCGGTAGCCGCCAGTGAGATGCGCTATCAGGGCAAGGGCATGCTGTCCTCAATGGGCTCGTTGATCGGTGGGCTTGTGAGCGGCAAAAAACCTGCCGAGCAGCGTGAAATCCTATCGACGCTCGGCGTGTTCTTCGACAGCGTGCGCGGGGAGGTAGTGAGCAAGTTCAGCGCCGACGATTCGCTTGGCGGAAAGATGAGCCGCGCGCAGCAGCTGTTCTTCAAGCTTAACGGCCTGACGTGGTGGACAGACACCATGCGCAGCACCGCGGCGCTGATGATGAGTCATCACCTGGCCTACAACCGTTCACTGAACTGGGACCAGATGAACCCTGATCTGCGGCGCACGCTTGAGCTGTTCGACTTCGATGCTGGCAAGTGGGATCTGGTAAGGAGGACGGGAGCCAAGCAGGCCGACGGCCGCGAGTACATGACAGCCCAGGGCATCGACGATATCGCTGAAGCGGATCTCGCCGGATACCTCACCAGCAAGGGTCGCACGGTCAACGACGCGGCTGTTTCTGAACTGCGCGAGGAACTGCGCGGCAGCTTGCGCAGCTATATCACCGATCGGGCCAGCTATGCCGTCATCGAGCCGGACGCCAGGACGCGCGCCATGATGCGCCGCGGCACTCAACCCGGAACCGTAGCCGGCGAACTTCTGCGGTTCGTCGGTCAGTTCAAGGCATTCCCTGTGGCCATTCTGCAGAAGTCGTTCGGCCGAGAGCTGTATGGCCGTGGCTATCAGCCTGGGGCTTACGGTGCCAATCCTGGGCGCGAGCTGATCCAGGCCATGCGCAGTGGCAACGGCGAGAAGCTCGGTATCGCTCAGCTGATGCTGTGGACTACGCTGTTCGGCTATGGCGCCATGGCCACGAAGGATCTGCTAAAAGGACGCGAGCCTAGGCCCGCAGACGACCCGAAGACTTGGGTGGCTGCGATGCTGCAGGGTGGTGCGCTTGGCCTGTATGGAGACTTCCTGTTCGGCGAAGCCAACCGCTTCGGCGGCGGGCTCACGCAGTCGCTGTCAGGTCCGACGCTGGGCCTGATCGACGGCGGGTATGACCTGTTCGCTAGGGCGCGCGATGGTGACGATACGGCAGCGGCGGCTGTGCGTTACACAATCCAGAATACGCCTTTCGCAAATCTGTTTTACACTCGCGCAGCGCTTGACTACTTGTTCCTTCATAGCCTGCAAGAGGCGCTGAATCCTGGATCACTTCGTAGGATGGAAAGACGAATTGAAAAAGAAAACGCACAGCGCTTCTTAATCTCGCCTTCTCGGAACTACCTCGACACTACCGGTGCGGTGGTCGATACAGTTTCCGACGTGTTCAGATAAGGATGTCTATGTCCGTGGTTATATCACTGCTGTGGATTGTCGTGGCACCAGTCCTGCTCGCAACGATTGGAGCTGCTGCGGCGCCTCCGCCATGGTCTGCCTATATCGCGATGGCTATTTTCTTTCCGGCGACTTTCGTGGGTATCTCGATAGCTACGGATATTGATGGCGGCAGGATTGGATCAATACCCGCAGCAATCCTTGCCGTTAAGGAAGGAATGCAGTGGTTTCTCTGGTGGCTCTTGATTATGGCAGGCTGCATCGGTGCTGCATGGGCGGCTGCGGTGCTTAGCTAAGGAGGGGGTGTGACGATCTATACAGGAGGCCCGATCATTGGCGGGCCCATTGACCTGGGCGATATCGTTCCGGAAACAGAAGTTTGGTCAGCATGGGCGACGGCAGATCTTATTGCCGTTGTGTTGACGGCATCTCTTGTCGTTAGGCTTTTGCTGGCGTGCCGAAAAGGCGCCCACCCGCTGATTGGGCTTTCCGAACCACTCGGCCGAGCGCAGCGCATTGGTGTGGTTCTGCTGGTTGCTGCTGCGGCTGTTTTATTAGCCTTTGCTCTGGCGATCTTTTTTCAGGACTACACGCATGCTCAGGCTGAGCATCGCAGAGTCTTCATGGATGCGACATTTTATACGGGCCGCACGGCCGAGTACCGCTCCGCAGCCATGGCGCTCTATAGCGCGGCGATTCACCAAGAAATTTGGCTTCTAGCGACGGCGGCGGCCGCTGTCATAGGGGGCTGGCTTGTCTTCGCCCATCGAGCAACTACAGAGCCACTGATTAGTTGGCTTAAAGACGGCTGAATTCGCTAACCACAAGACCCGCTTCGGCGGGTTTTTTATTGCCCAAATTCCAGGCCCCGCCAATGAGCGGGGCTTTTTATTGCCCGCACGAAAGGACCGGCCATGACCGTTCAAACCAGCACCAACGTTGCAGCCTTCGTCGGAAACGGTGTTGCCACCAGTTTTCCGATCGGGTTCAAGTTCAATTCGTCAGCCGATTTGATCGTAGAAGCGACCAACACAGTAACGGGTGTCACTGCGCCCCTTTCGCTGAACTCGGATTACACCGTCACCGGTGCGGGCGATGAGAGCGGAGGCACGATTACCTTCACGGCAGCTCCGCTTTCCGTTGAGAAAGTAAAGGTCACTCGTCACGTCGATTTGCTGCAACTAACCGACTTGCGCAACCAGGGCAAGTTTTATGCAGAGGTGCACGAAGACGTATTTGACAAGCTGGTCATGATCGACCAGCAACAACAAACGGAGATAAATGACGCAAACGCAAAGTCAAGCGAGGCAGTAGCAACTGCTGATTTGGCAAACGAGAAATCTGACCAGGCCGTCGCCAAGGCCGGTCAAAACCTCGTCGACATGCAGGCTCAGTACGATGCGTTTGAGCAAGGCGCCGCGCTCTATGTCATAGGTGACTATGCGGCCGGGCTGGTTATCTCTGCGTACAACCAGATATTTCGCAAAGACGGCGAATTCTATCGTGCCGCCGCAAGCCTTGACTTGCCATACACGCTCACCGGCAACTGGCCGACTGAATCAATCAACTTCGTGTCGGTCGGTGATGCAGTGCTGCGGCAGGAGCTTTCCAACGGCACGGAGTATATGGTGGACTCCCTGCGGGTGGGCCACGGCGGCGACTCGCTATCGAGCATACTGGATCGTGAGCTTTTCGCATGGGTGCACAAATACAATCTGGCGCTGGACGGAGTTACCGATGACGCGCCGGCACTTCGGCGCGCTCTCGACGATATACCGGCAGGAGGCGGCGAGTTACATTTTCCACCTGGGTCGCAGGTGAAAATTGTCGGAACCGTCTTCATCCCTCAGCGCATCCCGACAGTCGGCGTCGAAGGTCAAGGTGTACGGTTGATCGGCAATAACAGCCAGATTATCGGCGACGGCGCTTCCGTGATTTTCGAATCAGGCACCGGTCAGTTTTCGACGGTATCCCTCGGCGGCGCGACTAACTGGACGCAACCCGATGAAGGCGCAGGCACGATTCACTACAACTCGGCAATTATTGGATTCAATTTCAAAGATTGTAGTACGCCGATAAAGCTGAAGAACTGGCTTCATGGGTGCGTGCTCGAAAAACTGTATGCGACCAACTTCACCGAGCGCATGATCTGGACAGACCGCTGTTTCTATTTGGCACAGAGAGACATCCAAGGGCGCCCCTTCCGCGAAGATCGCGCAGACTCCATGCCGATTTTCCAATACGACGACACCAATAACACGATGACGTTTGACAGCGTGCATGGCAGCGGCATCAGTCCGCTCGGACTGAGCAAGGGCGTTGTGTTCCAGTTCGATGCCGGTGTTCAGGGCGTCGAGCTGCCTGCTGGATGCTCTGCCGAAGGAGCCAAGGTAGGTGTCCATCTCAAGAGCATCGTCTACAGCATGGCCATCATGGGCGTCTACTTTGAGCTGTGCGATGAGGCAATCAAGTCAACCGCTGCTAACTTGAACAACTTGGTCATTGACTATTGTGAGTTTGAAGACAACTTAGTCGATATTAACGTTGATAACTGGATCGACGGTTATTACGGGTCGGCCAATAAGAATGAGGGGGCTGTCACGTTTGGGCCTGGATGTACGCACGAGGTTCATTTGCCGTCTCAGGCGCTGTCCAACCTCAACCATTCTTCCTGGGTAGCCGCGCCGGCTGGATGGACCATCCCTGGGGGCTGCCAGGTTCGCCGGAATGATTACATATTTAACAGCGATCTTGGGTTCGGCACCCCTTGGTTCCGTAATTCTGCGGACAGCTCTGGCGCAACCGGTGTTGTTCCGCTTGCCTACACAGGGGAATGCTTCAACATTGGCGGAACCATACCGTTCTGTAGCGTATCGCTTTCATCTGGAACAATGACGATCGATACCAAGATTCGCTGGAACCCTAACTTGGCGACCGTCCGCTTTGACATTCTGGTGGCGCATAGCCAGCAGGACGTCATTTCCGGCGTATTGACTTGCGGTAATACAGTGCGGCTCGACGCGGGGAGTCCTGCCGCCATCACTGTGGCAGCATCAGATAACGGCGGGATGCTAAGGCTTGTCCTGTCAGGGTTCAGCGCGAGCGGGATTACCGGTTATAGCGGGAAAGTTCGCGTCATCTAGCCTCTGTCCTCATATTAAAGCCCCGCCAGCCGGGGCTTTTTTCTGCCTGGAGAAAACATGACCCTCTCTGAAATACGGGAGCGAGCCATAGCGCCCGCTCTCGCGCTGCTGCCTGCGCGGATGTCTAGCCGAGAGGCAGAGATCATACTGCTGGCTATCGGGCTGCAGGAAAGCCGCTTCGTCCACCGTCGCCAGGTGGGCAACGGCCCGGCCCGGTCATTCTGGCAGGGTGAGATCGGCGGCGGGATGGTGGCTGGCGTTCGCACGCATGAGGCGACCGAAGACTATGCCGCGGCGCTGTACCGCGCCCGCGGCGTGGCACCGAACAACCGATCGATCTGGAACGCTATTGAGCATGACGACGTGCTCGCCGCTGGCCTGGCTCGCCTGCTGCTGTGGAGCGATCCGGGCCGCCTGCCGAGCGAGGATGACGTGGAAGGCGCCTGGCGGTTGTACCTGAAGACGTGGCGCCCGGGGGCATACGACCGCGGCACTGCTGAGCAACGCGCCGAGCTTCGCGCCAAGTGGGGGCGTAACTTCGCCGCGGCCGTGCGTGAGGTGATGCGATGAACGCCTGGCTGAAGTTCGTGCCCGGCTGGGCCTGGTGGGTGCTGGCTCTGGCCGTTGTGACAGGCGGGCAGCAACTACGGGTCCTATCTGCTCAGTCTGACGCCGTGCAGGCGCAGGCTGATCTTGCCTCCTACCGCACCGAAGTCAGCGAGCGCGACCGCCGCGCTGCGCTGTTCGTTATTCAGGAAAACCAGCGGCGCCATGCCGTGACGGAGAAAGCAGATGCAGAGGCACAGGAACAATTGGCTGCAGCGCGTACTGATGCTGAGCGCGCTGGCAATGCTCTTGAGCGCCTGCAGCAGCGCCTCGCCGCAGCTGAGCAGCGCAGTCGTGACGCCGGCAATGCCATCACTGCCCAGCTCAGCCAGGCAGCCGAAGGCGCCGCCCGAGTGCGAGCCGACGTGCTCGGCAGGGTTGGAGAGGCTGCTCAACTCTATGCTGGAGTCGCCGACGAGCGAGGAATAGCTGGGTCGTCGTGTGAGAAAGCGTATGACGCGGTGAAGGGGAATTAGAGTTGCCCGGACGGGCGAGGACGGTAGACCGGGACTCCGGCCTCCTGTGCTGCGGTGATCATGTCGCGAGTGCCTGGACCGCCCGTGTCGAAGGCGACCACGCCGTCTGGCTTAAGCTCGAGCATCTGCCGGTTCCTGATCGGGCCGGCGCGCTTGCCGTACTTCTCCCATTCGGCCGGGCATCGGGTGAACGGCTGGCCTCTGTTGAGCGCCCATTCTCTTGCGAAACGATCGGCTCCGGTCGGGCAATCGCCCTGGATGATTTCGCAGATGCTGCGCAAGGTGTGGATCTTGTCCAGCACCCTGAAAACGTGATCGCGGTCGGCGTAGTCGCGGCCTCCGCAGACGATGATTCGGACGGGCATCGTGCCTCCTTGGCTGTCTAATACTAAGTCAGCGTGCCGCGTGTTTTCTGGCCTGTAGATGCGCTATGTAACGGTTGTATTTTAGACAGCTAATCGCTGAAGCGATGATTCTGCGCGGCCTGCGGCATGATTCTTACACTATTGCTGCATTACTGGCGTGTGGCTAGAAAGCCCGTCGTTGGTGGCCTCTGAGGCTTTCTGTCTAATACTCATCGATCCTGTCTAATACTTCAGCCGATCCGGGACGGCATTGTCGGCGCCTGGGCGATCTTGGGCAACCGGCCGCGCAGGTAGCGAGCGGTCATTCTTGCGTCCGTGTGGCCGCCTAGTGTCTGCGCATTCTTTCCTTCCCGATCAGCATCGGTCAGGGACTTGGCGCGGATGTCGTGGATCTTCACGTCATGAATTCCAGTCTTCTCGCGCAGCGCCTGGAACGCTTCCTTCACCGTCTCATAGCTGACCGGCTTGCCGGCACGCGAGCAGAACAGGGTCAAAGTGCGAACCTTGCGCGGCAGCGCCTTGGCTCGATCGATTACGGCCTGCAGGTCAGGCGTCATTGCGACGATCAACTTTGCGCCGGTCTTCTCCTGCACGAATGACACACCCTCGTCGCTAATATCTGCCAAGCGGATGGCAATCACGTCCCCGATGCGCTGACCGGTCAGGTAGCACATTTCGAGGATGGATCGAATGTAGGGGCTGGCCGCATTGAGCAGGGCGGCGAATTCCGAATCGGTGATGTACCTGTCTCGCCGGCCCTCTGCGTGTCTGGTGATGCCGATGCAGGGGTTTGAGTCGACCTCTTGCCACTCCAAGGCATAGCCGAACACGATGCGTAGGAACGACAAGATGCGGTTGCACATGTTAGGCGTGTCGGCCAGCTCCATCTTCACCGCGGCGACGTGCTTTGGCAGCACCTGATGCGGCTCGAACTCGGCGAAGATCGTCTTCAGCTTCTCGGCCGCCGCCTCGTACTGCTTGGCGGTGTTCTCGCTGATCTTCTTGCGGTGATGGGCCAGCGCTCGATCAATGAGGCCCGGCATGCCGCCCTGCTTCCCTGCAGCGATGCGCTTGGCGTATATCAGCAGAGCCTCCTGCAGATCCGCGCTCAGTCGCTCCCACTTCCCATTGCGCACCAGATAGTACGCACCGTGCTTCGGGTACATGCACGCCGGCAGATGCCGGTCCTTCTTCCTCGGGCGCATGCTCGTGTCCTCATCCCGTCAGCCTAAGCTGCGGCTCCTTCTTCGATGATCTGACGGCTCCAAGACGCGACAATACAACGTCGCGCAGCACCTTGGGATGGCCGTCGCCGCCTACTACGAATCCGAACCGCTCAGCCGTCAGCCAGGCAATCTGCTTGCTGGGCTTCTGGTATCCGGTCAGGTCCGCCACTTCCTGCGGAGTCATGAACATCTCTCACCCCCTCACCGTTACGCCGGCTGCTTCGATGGCCTGCTCGTGACGCCAGCTTGCGAAGTTATAGCCGCAATCAAAGGTGTCGCGGCAGCGGCCAGGCCAGGCCTCTCGGCAGTCATCAATCCCGTCATCAGGAAGCTGAACTACCAGCTCACGCCTTGACGCAAACCAGGCCCACTTGGCGTACTTCGCGATCACGGAGCCATCGGTCAGCATATGTTCAGCTGACGACCTGTAACCCTCACCGAACTCCTCGACCATTCCCGCCACGAAGGCCGCCTCGAACTCTGCTATCGCCTTGTCTGTGTGCATGTCTATCTCCTGCTGCGTGTGGGGTTAGGCGGCTTCTGGCTTTCCTTCGCCGCAATGAGAACACCAGTACGTGCCGCAACCGGGCACTTCTGGATCCTCTTGGAAGTTGTCGGGCCATTGATCGCGCGGCAAGGTGACGCTCTGTCCAATGGCGGCGCCCGGGATCTTGTAGAAGCAGGTGTGCGGCGCCGGGCCGTAATCTGGAAAGCACGAATTGCCATCTGTATCCGTGCACATTTCGCAGGCCATACGAATACCTCCCCGCCGACTCTCGCCGGCAGGCTGTGTGTTTGGGTGGGGTTAGGGGGTGACTTCCAGACTCAGCAGCTGGGGGTCAGTGGCTAGACGTTTCAACGACGCCAGCGCCGCCGCACTTGTGACACCAGCGCTTTTCTAGGCTGTAACCTCGGCATATCGGGCAGGCCACGATCCATGGCTGAGGCTTGAAGATGCGCGTTAGCTTGGCCCGCTCGACGTGCCGATGGTCGCCTGTCTTGCTCTGCATCCACTCGTCTGGTGTTGCCATATCACGCCTCCTTCGCAGCCATGGCGGGCGCTTCGCCATCAATCAGCGCATCTACCGCAGCGTTGATGTTTCCGCCGAAATCATCCAGATCGACGCGCAGCAGGTTGAGCCAGTGCGTGTCGTCGCCCTGTAGGCTGACGTAGCGCCACCGCTCTGCATCCTTCCGCAGCCTATCCCGCTCGGCGGTCACGGCTGACAGGGCGGCGAGGTGGTCCTTGTAGCGAACTAGAGGCTCCGTTACAGGGCCACCTTCGCCAATCTCGAACTCGAATTTCTTGATCGCCACCCCTTCCGCCTCTGCGGGCCGGGCGCGGCGGTTCCATTCCGCGATAGCTGCATCCCTGCCAGGCTGGTCTTCCATTTCGCTTTGCTGCACGCTGACTGGTCCGCGCGCCAAGCAGGCGCTGTGCTCGTCAACCATACCCTGGCAGATAACCACCGAGGCATCCGAATCCAGCTGCTCGACGAAGGCGTCTTGTTGCCCGCAAAACGGGCACGGCAGCAGCTCCCGATCAACCAATACCTTGTTCATACCCTGTTCTCCCTGTTCATTCCGCGCTTTCTCTGCGCCCATTGATCGATCATCACGGCTGAGCGCTCGTCCGCTTTGCACTCGACGCACTGATCGGCATACCCGCTGACAAGCATCGACTTGCGCACCAGATCGACTCGCCCGCAGTCACAGCGCACCAATAGCGCGACGTACTTGGTCTGGCCGCAGAGGATGAAGCCCGACCGCAGCACGACGCGCTTGCCGTAGCGCGTTCCGGGCTTCTCGTTGTCGGTGTTACGCGCTGGCATCGCCAGCTCCTTGGGCGGGCGTGGCGGCACGTAGGCAACCACGATGCTCGCTATCGGTCACCAGATACCCGCAGCACTGGCAGCGCGGGGCGGTCTGCGCGATGGGGGCGGCGTAGAGCATTTGCCCAACCTTCACGGTCACGTCCGGCAGTATGTCGGCCCACATGCCGTCGTCGTTCGCATCGACCATAGCCACCGGCTGCGGGGCGGCAT